AGCTGAACGGCTGGAGAAGTGGAATATTAGAATTGCAATTTGTGTTGCGGTCTTGGTGGTCATCCTCACATTTGCAGTATTGATGTATGAGATTAATCAAGATTACAAAAACAAGAAAAGCGGACAAGAGTGGCACATCATGTTTATGAAACACTATTATGACGACTCGATAAACGCAGAATGTGAGCATTTATTCAGACAGACAGGCTATTGGCCTAAATATTGTAAGGACTGATATGGATTGGCTTAAAACGATTGAACAACTAGCACCCACAATTGCCTCAGCTCTGGGTACTCCAGTTGCGGGAATGGCGGTATCTGCGCTTGAATCTGCGCTAGGCATGAAGTCTGAGGACATCCAAAAGAACATTGAAGACAGTAAATTAACTGCCGAGCAAGTTGCATCTATACAACAGGCTGAGATTGCGTTAAAAGCTAAAGCGCAAGAGTTGGGTTTGAACTTTGAACAAATGGCGGTTCAGGACAGGAAATCTGCTCGTGATCTGCAGCAAAGCACCCATTCTTTTATTCCTCCTGTTTTGGCTGTGTTGGTCACAATAGGATTTTTTGGTATATTGGTAGGGCTAATGATGGAGACATTCAAAACATCTGATGCTTTGCTTTTGATGCTGGGTTCGCTTGGGACTGCATGGACGGCAATCATGTCTTTTTATTTTGGTAGCTCTGCAGGCTCACAAGCCAAGGATGCTATGTTACATAACTCACAACCAACAAAATGATTAATTCAAGAAACTTAGATGATCTACTTCCGCAAGTTAAAGCAAGAGTTGAAGATTTTATTAAGGCTTGTCAGCATAATGGCATCGACATCTTGGTTACTTCTACATACCGGGATTATGAAAGTCAGGATGCTCTTTATGCTCAAGGGCGCACAGCTGAGGGCAAGATTGTCACAAATGCAAGGGGAGGTGACTCTTTTCACAACCATCGTTGCGCTGTGGATGTTGTGCCTGTGGTGTTTGGCAAACCAGACTGGGACGGAAGCCATCCAGTTTGGGCACAAGTAGGGCAACTCGGAGAAGAATCAGGACTGGAGTGGGCTGGTAAATGGAAATCATTTAAAGAACTGGCGCACTTTCAATACACAGGCGGTTTAACAATAGCAGAACTTAAAGAAGGCAAGGTAATAGCATGAAGAACTTTAAAATTGAAGGCAAAGAATACAAGTCACCCAAATCACATTATGTGGTTTTAAGGGAACATGAAAAGAAAACTGAGCACGAGTTGCACAGACTAGAAGACAAACTCAAAAAACATGAGAATTTGCCTATTGAAAAGGCACATCCGATTAAATAAGACTATTCTTGTAGTCTATATAGGTTTGGGGTAGAGGCACATTATCAGGCCACAAATTAGCTTCAATTAGCCAGTAAACTGTTTTAAGGTGCGCTCTATCCCAGAGCCTTTCACGTTCTTTCTTACTGTAGATAGAACCTTGGTCTAAGTCCATGTGGCAAACATAGCATAACGCAGCGATCATATTGTCATCTGCTTTTATAGCTTTACCTTTGCCATGTATGCCTTGATTAGAATGTGCGCCAACAATCGTGCCATCATCTACCCCACACATGGCGCAATTTAGATATTGGCAGTTATCCAATAGCTTACGACTGCGGATATATTCACGTTTGGGGTTTGGGTTCATTTATTTCAATTTCGTTTTGGGCGCACCAAGCATAAAGCCATTCCACAAACTGTGATGCTTGATCCTTAGTAAATTTACGAGATTGGAGACCAAGTTGCACAATCCTATGACTGTCTAAGCTCGGTACAACTTTACCGCTTCTAAGCCCTGTTTCTGAGGCAAATTGGTCTATTAAAAAACGCTTCCAACTCTCCTCATCCCATTTAGCTCCAAGATGTGTAGCATGATGGGCAATATCAGCAATTATTGCGTGATACAACCTGTTTTGATCGTCTGATCTGACTGCATCCACAATTTCCATATCAAGCTGTTTACCAACTTTAAGCGCCTCTAAAACTTTAGGCCAAACTCTGACCATTAACGCTTTGGCTTGTTCTTCATTTTCTAGTTTGAATTTCATGGTTTTGACATCATAAGTTTCAGCATACGCATTGCGCTCTCAACTGAATCAACTAGGCAAAACGGCCCACCTTTCCAGTTTTCAGCAAAGTCTAGTTGGTTTTCGTTAAACCCTTTTTTGCCATAAGCTGAATCAGGATTTTTCACTTCTACTAATAAAGTCTGACCCTCATATCCCACAAGAAGATCGCATGGTTCTTTGATGTAATACACATAAGCCCCAGCCTCACGAAGAGCCTTGACTATTTCTGCTTGATTTTCGTCAACTCGTGCTGCTCGTCTCATTTTTTTTCCTGTGTATCGTATTTTTTACATCTTCAGCCAAATTTGCAAATAATGCGTTACTTTGCATCTTCTGACGTACTGCATCCCTGATGTATTCTACCCAGCCAGGTTGCATTGCAAGGTGAGCGTACAGCTCCACAATTTCATCATACATTTGGTCAAAAGGCTCATCCATTGACAATCCACTTTCTCATTTCGTTTGAATTGCGGTAGCCAATCGACTTGTAGAACCTTGGCGCAAGAACACGAACCTCTGAGGGCAGTCTGGGTAATCTTTCCGCTACAGGGTATTTAGTCTCTTTTAGAACAGTTCCCTCAGGCCAAGGCGGTACTCGTTGCCATATTGTTTTAATTTCCACGTCTGATCTCCATAATTTTTTGACGGATATGTTCAGGCATAGGTACGGCTTTTGCCTTTTCTGCATCTAGTTTAACAAGATAAGGGTCACGTTCTTGAACCATTGTAGAGGCTTCAGGTATCTCAGCTCCATCCCAACGCTGTTGGTTTAAGTACACAAGGGGCGCAGGAATAAATGCTCCGTTGTCTTTGCGCCAATCGTTTGTGGTTTTCATCCATTCAACGTGTTTAATTATTTGATCTGCACACGCATCACAGTAGTATTTCTGCCATTTTTTCAAACATTCTGACTTGCCTCCTTTGCGAGAGCTACGAGGCCAGGCTTTCCAAAAATCTTCAAATGTCATTTTTAAACTCCATTAATTGTGGGTCAACATATCCGAAAGCATATCTAGTTGTATTTATTTTCGGTGTTTCTATAATTTTATTTTGTTTTAATTTTTGTTCATTTTGTTGATTAGAGATTAAAGGTTGAGGCATTGTTGTAGATAAATTTAATAATATCTGAATTGCAATTGTCATACTTTCTCCTTTTAAATTAAGGGTGCTTTTGGTGAATCTTAGAGCAAAGCATAGCCTAACCGCATCAAAATGCCAGTTTCGCTCTATGCCTGTGGATAAGTGCTTTATGGAGCCATCTCGTCGCATTGCATTAAGTCAGACTATTTCAACCACCACGCTCTAACTATTCGCCCACGTTCCCTGCTTTGGTTCGCTCGTGTTACAGGGTATCTCAAATCAAACCACCGACGTACCGCATTTGATTGTCCAAAAGCAAAAAACCCCTCAATTTTCTCTGTGGTCTTGGCTCTTGGCGAGAGCAACAGCAAGGCGTTTGAAAATCAGTCCAAAAGACTCGCTTGCTATCGTACAAGACCACACAGTAAACTGAGGGGTTGTCAAACTGATTTTCTACGCCTAGATGCCACTCTAGACGATCTGGATTATACATTAATTTATAACGTCAAACCATTCAGGTCGCAAAACTCTTAGCTGAAATATTCTTAATTTAGGTATTTGTTGCCAATTATTAACAGCCTGGCGTTTTATGCCAAGCAATTTAGCTAGTTTGGATGGTGATCCTGCTTTTTCTATAAAGTATTGTTTGTCCATGTTGTTTATTGTACACATTTATTTACATATTTTAATTATTTTACTATTTTTGATGTTTTTCTGCACTATTCAGTAAATTATCGTTTACACTTCATTCATCAGCACAACGCTGATACTTCATTAGATAAATTAAGGACACATTATGAGTAATAGAAGTTATTTTGAAGAAGACGATGATATTAGAGAACTCAAAGCGCAAGACTTTTGGGAAGCTCGTCAATACAACATTCTGAGAGCAAATCCAATCTGCTCAGACCCCGATCATCCTGGTTGCGACAATTGCATGGGGGACGAAGATGACAATTAAATTCTTCTACAACGGCAACGAAACAACTCGTACTTTTCCTCGCACATT